GCAAATATTGTTCATAATGATAAATTTGATTATTCATTAGTTGATGATAATATTAATAGAAATAATAAAATTAAAATTATTTGTAAAAAACATGGTGTTTTTGAACAAAGATATGATGCTCATTTATCTGGACAAGGATGTGGAAAATGTGAAAATTCTGTTATATCTAATTTAGATGATTTTAAAATAAATGCAAATTTAAAACATAACAATTATTATGATTATTCATTGGTTAATTATGTTAATTGTAAAACTAACATAAAAATAATTTGTCCTTATCATGGTATTTTTGAACAAACACCCGATAACCATTTATCTGGACATGGTTGTAGAAAATGTTCAATAGAAATTAATAGTAAAATAAAAAATAATTTAAGTCAAGAAAATTTCGAAAATAAATCAAATATTGTTCACAATAATAAATATAATTATCCTTTTGTTAATTATATTAATGCAAAAACAAAGGTTAAAATAATTTGTCGAATTCATGGAATCTTTGAACAAACGCCAAACGATCATTTACGTGGATATGGTTGTCCTAAATGTAATCAATCAAAAGGTGAAAAAGAGATTGAAAAATATTTAAAAAATAAAAAAATTGAATATGTTTATCAACACACGTTACCTAATTGTAAACATATTAATAATTTAATTTTTGACTTTTATCTACCAGACTTAAATATTTGTATTGAATTTGATGGTAAACAACATTATTTTCCAATTGAATTTTTTGGTGGTGAAAGTGGTTTAAAATTAACTAAAAAAAGAGATGAAATAAAAAATAAATATTGTCTAGATAATAATATAAAATTATTTAGAATTAAATATAACGAAAATATCGAAGATAAACTGAAAACAATTTTAATTATTTTTGTTTAATTCCGCCAAATAACCAACTATGCACTTGATATGGGTTTAATGATGAATCTATATTTGTAGATATCATTGGTTTATTTAAACCTTTCTCTTTTTCCATATTATTAATGTCATTATTAGTTATAATTGCATTAAGTAATTTTTCAGTCACTCCTTTACTTTGTTTATATTTAGCCATATCAAAATTAATAACATATAAACCAATTGCCATCCCCATGATTGAGTCATCATGGAATGATCTTTTGTGGTCAGCAACACGATTACCAGCAACAGTCACAAATGTTTTAAGTTCGCTTAATAACCTGAATGAATGAATGATAACGTCTTCCAGATGAATTGCACGTTGAAGTTCAAGAATAACAGAAGCACGATTATTACCAATAAAAAATCCGGGGATTAAATCGACATTTGACACAGTTCCATCGGACATTAATTTTTGTCCTCTTTTAATATATCCAGCAAGTCTTTCTCTGGTTGGTTTATGTGTTACTTCTGCATAATGAACAGAATCATATCCCATTTCCAGTAATTTTTCCACTGTTTGTACTCCATATCCACCAGTTACATCGACAACACAATAAGCATCGTTATATCTTTTACCAAACTGATAGGCTATTTCGGAAAGCATTTGTGGAGTAACTTTGCCATAATATTCTGCGACTTGTTCTACCTTATGTCGTTTTATTTTAACTTTTTTCGCTTTATCGCCTCTAATAATTATTTTTTCTACAATTATTTCAATTGTTTTTAAAATATTAATAGTTGAATAATCTTCGCCATGACCCGGAGATGCGTCAATTGCCATTAAATAGTTTTCACCAATTAAAGCATCTTCCCATATCCACATATTTTTATCAATATATTCTTGACGAATTGGTGTTAAAATTTCATTTTCTTGAATTCTTTTTAAATATTCTTCTGCAACAAAGTTATCGCCAGACCCAAGAAAACTACAGTTGTGATTTGAAAAACCATTAGCAATATATTCACAATTCTCACTATCAACAATATCATAAAAATCACAGCCATCAACAATTTCGACAGATTTAACATAAAAATCGCCATCAATTGTTGTTAAATATGCAACATTTGGTATTAGAGATTTAGCATACATTTCCTGAGAATTCGCTAAAAACACATGGTCTTCACTAACAATAATAGAAGATTCGTTTTCTAATGTTACTTTTAATGCAATTTTTTTGTTAGATTTTTCTATTCCTACAAAATCAACAAATTCATTTGATGAATTTAAAATTTCATATTCAGTATTTATTAACATTCCAAAAATTTAACACATTTATCAACAATTAATTTATTTTTTTTATTTCTATTATATTCATCTGATGTTATAATCATTACTTCAAAACCCATTTTTTTTAAAATTGAATATCTTACATCATCAATAACCTTTGAATGCCAATAATTTCCATTATATTCAATAATTTTAAAATTTTGTTTAAAATCTAACATCATTACAGTATTTTTATATTCAAATTGTGATGGTATTCTTAAAACAAATTCACAATTTAAATCATGAAAATATATTCCAGATTTATCATTTAAATTATTATAAATATTCCAAAATAATTCTTGTGATATTTTACTATATTTATTTCCCTTTAATTCTGACAATTTGCTCATTTTATATTCGACATGAGAATGATATTTTTCTGTGCCCAAAGTATCGCCATATTTTTTCTTAAACCAAAAAATACTATTTGTTCTGTTATTTGCTATTGAAATTATTCGTTCATCATTAAATTTTTTCCAATCATCGCCATAAGTATTTTTAAACCATTCTATTGATGGATATTTAGGCTTACAATTTCCACAAACAATCTTAAATTCACCTTTATTAATTGTCCAAAACTTTAAACAATTGTGAATTGAACAAACAATATCAAGATTATTAATCAAAATATATAGTCTCATTGAAAACTTATTTAAATTTTTATTTAAATTATTTAAATTAGATGTATGATAAAATAAACTTAAATAAAGTTTTTTATTGTCTCTCAATAATTTTCGATTTCCAGATTTTCCTAAATATTTAATATAATTATCTTTCAACAAATTAATTGTTTCTTCTTTTGTATAAATTTCCGAAATATTAGATAATTCAATTTTACTTATATCCCATTGTTTTTGCGCTGCATTTATATTTGCACATTTAAAATCTTTTATTTTATTGTCAAAAATCATTATTGAATTTTCATATTTTATTTTTTCAATGTTACCTTTATATTTTTTTAAATATAATAATTTTGCCAATAATTTTTTATTATTAACATAAATTTGAATTTCTGTTGTATTGTTATTTATGTGTTCTAATAGTTTTGGATGCTCTTTATTAAACATAGAAGTACCACCTTTAATTGAATATTTAAAAATATTATCAATTTCATTTATTTTATTTATTAGTTCTTGTTTATTCATTACAATTATTTTAATATAAATACTCACAAGAAATGTTTTGCTCATTCAATTTATTATATAGTTCTGAAATTTTCATTCTTTCAATAATATTTGTTTTTTTATTTCTAATTGTAATTAATGAATTTTCGCCTACACATAATAATTCTTGGGCAATTTTACGCATATCACCATTTGAATCCCTTACCTGCTCTTCAAACCAAGGAGAACTGGCTTCCCAACCATCATTCATTAATTGAATACGTTTATCTATACTCCATTTTTCATCAGGCAATCTAATTTCGGTTTCCTTGCCTTTGTTTTTTAACCAAACTAAATCTTTATTATATCTTGGATCATTAAACCACCAAATTTCAGCAGCCTTAAAGTTATTTTCACCTCTACGAGCACCATCAAATGTTTTGTAAAACACTGCATCCAATCCTGATGGTGTATTATGTGTGAGCATTTGATTATAAATGACTGAATGATGAAAATCATTTTCTTCTGGATTATCGTCTGGTAATGAAAAATCGTATGTATAGTTTTTTGAATTATCTATACATTTAATTTTAGTCCAGTATAAATTATTTGATATTATTGGGTTTAGTTTATTCAATAATTCGTTTGATATATTATTTTGTTCTAATTCAATTATATCTAATATTGTTTGTCTTGATGAAGATAATGATTTTTGATGTTTTCTACTAATCCAAGATTCTATTTTTATTCCTTTTGTTTGTAACTCTTGTAATTTTCCGTATGTTTTGATTTCATTATAAATTTCATGCATTATTTCTTTACCGTTAGGAATGTTATCAACAACTCCACGATGTTTTAATTTGTTCACATTAAAACTATCTTTTTTTATTTGTTTTCTATCAAATCTAAAACCAATTTCATCAAAATATTTAATAGCAAATGAATTTGAAGCAACAATACCATATCCAACAGAACTAACTTTAACTTTTTTTGTTGGCGGTGTTGTAAATTCAGAGTAATCTGTCAAAATGCCAAAATTACCAAACAATATTCTTAATTGATCAATCAGTTCTTTAGATGATAATCTAATACCAACGCTAACGCTGTTTTTATTCCTTTTTATTGTAGACCAACCATCGCCATCCATTATACCTTGGATCATAGCAATAATATTTTCTCTACTCATTTCAAGTAATCTTGATGGAATTATTTTTTCTTTTGCTTTTTTAGATAAATCAAAGCCGAGATATTCAAAAAATTCTCCAATATTTTTCGAAGAAATTGAATAATGTATTCCATCAAAATAATATTTGAATCCTAATTTATCAAATACATGTATTAATGAATCTCCGCATGTAATTGTAATTTGTGTTGTAACTATCTTATTATCTCTAATAATATTACACATATAACCTTCACTAATATACAATCCAATAAAGTATGCTAAATCTGTTGTTATTTTTGTTGGTTTAAATATATTTTTTGTGTTTTTGGTTAATGTGGGTTTAAAATCGCTACAATCATCATTATCCCCCCAAATATTCATTCCATATTGAATAGATACATAATCCCCAACATTAAGTTCAGATGATTTAAACCAATCATATTTACATTCCGAGGTACTATATGCCCAATACTTATGATTATAACTAGATTCTAATTCACTAAAGGTGGTTTTTATTTTTAATGTATCAACAAAACCATTATTAAAAAATAAATTACCTGTTCTATTTTTATCTTTTCCTAAAATATTATAATCATTAATAATATGTGCACCAAGTTCTTCATTTGGAATAAAATCTTTAATTTGTTTAATGCCCTTATTTGTATATAAAAAAGTATCTTTTGTAACACACGATACCATAATAGCACCACCACCAGTACCTAAAGTTGGTCTTGCTGCAGTCCAGAATTTATCGCCCTTTTCTGTCCAAGCAGTTTCATCCCAAAATATTAATGTTGGTGTCATACCACGAAGACCTTTAGAACTAAAAGCACCTAATCTTGAATTATTATCGTATATTTTATCTTTTTGTGTATCTTTTAAATTCTTTTCATTTGTATCTCTACCTGTTTTAGGTCTAAGCCATTCAGGACAACCTTCAATAAATAAAACAACATCACTCATGATTTCATCACGTGCTGTTTCAAGTTTATCTGCTACAATAGCAACCTGTCTGTTTGGATTAAACATAACGTACCAAGCAATATACGCACAAGTTGTAGTTGAGACACCTGCCTGCCTGTATTTGTTTGCAACAACAAATCTATTATCGAGATATGTTTCAATTAAAAACTTTTGAAAATCGAACAATTTAAATGGAACAATAAGACCAGCAGTTCCTTGAGTTTGGTCGAAAACAGTTAAATAAGTTTCAATAAAGTATATTGGATCAGTAGCACATCTGATAATTTCATGCTCTTTTTCTTGAAAAGTTAAATCACATGCTCTTTTAACAACGCCATCGGCAGTAACAATTATTGGTTGAATTTTTCCTGCTTTTTTTCTAAGTTCTTCTGCTCTTTTTCTTTGTTCTTCTTTTTCACGTTCCTTTTGTAAATCAATTGGAATAACAGGTACGTGTTCTGGTGTTTGATCATCCAGTTCTTGTCTTTTCTTGACTTCTTTATCTTCGTCTGATAAATTTCTACGCATTTATAATAAATTATAATAATAAATACTTGATAAGTAATTAAACGCAAAACCCGGTACATTCCAAGACGTATCGGATTTCGAAACTCATTCTTCCTAATATGATAAGATGTGATAATATAAATACTATGTAAAATAACAAAATCCGAAATAATTAATTATATTCGGACTTCGATTTCCTTCTTCCAAATTTAGGTAAGATGAACTTTAGAACTTAATACTATTGGCTTCAATAAATTCATTATTTTTTAACACAATATTCCTAGCAAGAAACATTTCTTTAATTTTACTTAATGACATACCATAATGAAATACCAATATTGGTATATCATCATTATCTTTATTAAACATTTCGTCATAATCACCAGCATCATTATCGTCTTGATGTTCTATTTCATAGGCAAGTGCATGAATGGTATTATAACCGTGCATATATGGTCTATCGACTGCTTCATGTAAACAGAATAAATCAAATAGTTTTGTTTTTAATGAAAAAACGGCATCTACATAATCTTCAGTTGGAGGTAATGAATGATCGCAAGCAGGTGTCATATCCCAACACCAACTTTCAAAATCTATATTGCTTTCATCGTGTGAGAATATAAACTCATATAATCCCTCATATTTTGAATTAAATCCAATTTTTAGAACATAAATTAATTTTAATTTGGTATCTTCATATGTCATAATTTTTTATAATTTATTATAAATACTACAAATAAAAAAAGTCACATTTGATTGTGACTTTTTTATAATTGTTAATTATTAAAGATATTATTTTCTATTTCTCACAACACTTTCATATAAATTGAATTGTTTATCAATAATAGCATCCAATTTTTTCATTGTTTCAGATTTTTTATCTTCATTTAATGTTGGTTTTCTTAAACCAGCATTTTCTTCAAGATGTTGACGAATGTATTTTCTTAATTTCAATTCGCTTTCTGTTACTACTTTACCTTCTTCTTCAACACCTTCTTTTTTAATGTTTTTCCACATTGCAGCAGCAGCAACTTTTTCACCTGCTTCTTTGCTACCATATTCTTTTGCTGCTTTATTTGCTACTTTATCAAAACCTTTACCTTTTTTACCAATATCTTCACCTGCTTTTGCTTTTTTTACAACTTCAGATTTTTTATCTTTAGATAAGCCTTGAGATGGTTTTGTTGATTCTTGTACTGGTTGTTGTGTTGATGCAGGATTAAATCTACTTTTATCACCACTAAGATCGGCTTGAACTCTTTTGATAATATTAGGTAATCTACCAAGCATTGATCTATCAATTTGATTTACATTACCATTATTTATATGGTAATTGTCTTTAGAAATAAATATATTAACAGTACCATCACCTTGTTCAGCAGGAACTTTAATTATAATATTTCTATCTCCACCTCTATAAGATTCTACAACACCCTGACTTTGTAAATATTTTACAAGTTCTGGATTAATATATGAATCAAAATTATTTCCCTGATGAAGAAGTTTTCTATTTAATATTGGATCGGTACTATGAGATATTTCTCTATTCACATTAGCCCTATCCGAAGCATTAGCAGCCAATCCTGTTGATATTTCATTCATAT